AACTACATCGTAAACTACGATCCCAACTACACTCACGGATGTCAGGCTATAGCCTACAAGTGTCAAGAGACTGGCGAGGTACAGCCCCTTGGTGGCTGGGCTTTGCTTGAGGCGGTTGATGAAGACAAAGAAGTTTTGTCTGATGTTATCGAGGTCGTTGAGCTCAAGGAGAACCTACCGAGAAAGGGTAGGGTATCGTTTGACGCTCCGTGGCTAGAAGAGATGGGGGTGAAGAAAGGTGATGTTGTAGGGTTCATTAAGAACGCAGACTACCGCCTTATGATTGACGGGAAGGAACACTATAGAACTCGTAAAGAAGATCTTCTCTATGTCGAGGAAGAAGTTCACAACGGTTGAAGCCGCTAGGCGTTTGATGACGTCGATGGAGGTGGCCATCAACAACATGATCGACGAAATCAAGAAACCTGTTGATCCAGAGATCAACGGTAGCGCACGTAAGGCAGAGCTGCAATCTATTAAGCAGACAGCCACTGATTGCAAAGAATTAATCGTTGAGCGTCAGCGATTAGAACAAATGATTAAAGATCTAGAGAACAATGTGGAAATCGGAGAAGCAAAAGACTACACGGGAGGTTTCGCTGAAAGATTCAGTAAATAACTGGCAGGACGTAGTATACCGATACGAACAGGTAAGAAGGAATATGGACTACAAGTTTTGGGATGAGATGTGGAACGAAGACCCTCAGGACTAATGCCCATCAAAGATCCAGAAGCAAGGAGGGAGTATAACAAGGCCTATCAAAAGAAACACTATCTAGATAATAAAGATTACTACAAGAAGAAGGCTTCGGTCTACAACAAGAACCAGAGAAAGTGGAATAAAGATTTCGTCAATAGAGTTAAGTCTATAGCCGGTTGTTTTGACTGCGGAGAAAAGAATCCTGTTGTACTTGAGTTCGATCACGTCAAAGGTGAGAAGGTCAACAACATAGCCGATATGGTGAATCAGTCTTACGCCACGTCTACAATAAAAGAAGAGATTAGAAAATGCAAGGTGCGATGCGCTAACTGTCACAGGATTAAGACTCACGAAAGAAGAAATCGATAACCGCAAGTATCCCCTCAAGCTTATACCTTGTAGAAAGGGTAACTGGTCACATGTGGGTTCAAGTCCCTCCTTGCGGACAAATGCGCGAGTAGCATAACCGGATAATGCACAAACCTTCTAAGTTTGCCAATGGGGGTTCGAGTCCCTCCTCGCGTACTAAATATAATTTATGATCAAGTTTATTTTCAGGTTATCAGTTCTTATTGCGTGTCTATATCCGTTTATGGATGACGCCGCCTCTCGTGCAAACAGGAAGTACGACAGACTTAACGGAGCTCAGATACAGGAAGCAATACTAACCATCAACCATTTAAGAAAACCGATTCATGGCTAAAGTTCAAGTATCAAACTACAAGTCTAAAAAAGTTCGTCGCAAAGGAGTACACGCCAAGACGAAGCAGTCCAAGAACAAGAATTCAAAACAATACAAGAAGCCTTACGCTTCTCAAGGACGATAACTATGGCTAACTATATCTGCAAATGTTGCGACCACGAGGAATCAACAAGTGGTGTTTCTATCAGGGTAATTGATGGGGCGGTTCGCTACGACATCAAGTGTCCGTGTGGAGAGTACATGGATCTTAAAGATCCCAAGAGCGGAGCACCGAGCTTTCGAAGCAATCGCTACGGACAAGTAATGTAATGAACTCCCTCGTCAACATAGAAGAGTATGACGACCTTGCTATCTCAATTTGCCCCAACGGTACGAAAGGTGAAGTTATCGAACTCGGTGGGCTGGTCATTGTTCTTCCCGCTCAGCCTCCCAAAAAGAAAATTGCGGGATATGGAAAGCCAGACGACATGCAGATGTGGGCGCGCACAGATATGCCCACGGAGCTGTCTAGGATTAAGTCTATGGATGAGTGGGGGGAAATGCCAAGGGAGTTTCGACAGAAGTTTTCTCCGTATATCGAAGAGGAGTTTCGCCGTAGGCGTGAGGGCTTTTGGTTTTATAACAACGGTGAGCCTACATATATTACGGGCAAGCACTATATGATGCTTCAGTGGACTCGGATGGATATAGGTTATCCGAGCTACTTAAGGTTCCAAAGAGATATTTTCTTACATTTAGCAGCGTGTGAGGCGGACCCGAGATGTATCGGGCAGCTCTATACGAAGTGCAGACGTAGCGGATACACGAATATCTGCTCGTCTGTGCTTCTTGACGAAGCCACACAAGTCAAAGACAAGCTCCTAGGAATACAGTCTAAGACTGGTAAGGACGCACAAGAAAATATTTTCATGAAGAAGGTGGTGCAAATGTTTCGTCACTACCCCTTCTTCTTCAAACCAATTCAAGATGGTACCACGAACCCACGCATGGAGTTGGCTTTTCGCGAGCCGAGTAAGAGAATCACGAAGAAGAATAAGACTGCGACGAAGGGCGAAGCTCTTAATACGGTCATAAACTGGAAGAACACAACTAACAACGCATATGACGGTGAGAAGCTTCACCTGTTATATCTTGATGAGGCAGGCAAATGGGAAAAACCTACAGACATCAGGGACGCATGGAGGATTCAGCGGACCTGTTTGATCGTCGGTCGAAAGGTCGTCGGAAAGGCAATGGTGGGAAGCACCGTAAACCCAATGGACAAAGGGGGAAAGGAGTACAAGGATCTGTGGAAGGACTCGAATCCTACGGAGAGGAACGCGAATGGTAGAACTAGAAGCGGTCTATATAGACTTTTTATTCCTGCTTACGATTCCCTTGAGGGATTTTTTGACGTCCACGGACATCCAGTCGTTGAAGATCCTCCTAAGGTTCTCGATGGTCTTGATGGTGATAGCATCTTTCAGGGAGCTAAGACGTATCTTAAGAACGAAAGGGAGAGCCTCAAGCAAGACCCGTCAGAACTGAACGAGGTTATTAGGCAGTTCCCCTTCACTGAAGACGAAGCTTTTCGCGACAGCATTGAAGGCAGTCTGTTTAATATTGGTAGGATATACGAGCAGATACAGTATAACGATGAGCTGTTCCCCAACCCCGTTGTTGCAGGCAACTTTGTATGGAAGGGTGGTGAGCAGGACACAGAGGTTGTATTTAAGCCAGACCCTAAGGGTAGGTTCCGCGTAGCGTGGATGCCGCCATCAGAGATGCGCAACCAAAAGAAGTACGATCGAAACAAACGTATAGCACCGAATGCAGAGCTGGGGGTAGGCGGGGTTGACTCTTATGACCTTGATGCCACCGTCGACGGACGTGGGTCTAAGGGTGCGCTACACCTGTACAACAAGTTTCATATGGAGCATCCATCAAACATGTTTGTGCTGGAGTATGCGTCCCGTCCACCTTTGGCCAAGATATTCTATGAGGACTGCCTCATGGCCGCAGTGTTCTATGGGTACCCTCTGCTCATTGAGAACAATAAGTACGGTATTGCAAGATACTTTGAATCAAGGGGTTACGACGGGTACCTAATGGATAGACCTCGCCACTTGTCAGCACCTAATGCTAAGGTGAACGTAAAGACTAAAGGTATCCCATCGAACTCTCAAGAAGTCATCCAAGCTCATGCCCACGCTATAGAGGCGTACATACACGACCACGTAGGCATAAATAGAGACACCGGTGAGTACGCTAAGATGTACTTCAACAGGACTTTAGAGGATTGGATAGGATTTAAGATAGACAACAGAACTAAGTATGACCTTTCTATTAGCTCTGGCTTATGTCTTCTGGCCTCTCAAAAGGTAAAGCAAAAGCCTAAGTCCAACTTTGAAGAGCGTAGTTTTATACGGCGTTACAAGCCCATCGGCTAATTTATTATATTTGCACAAAATGCGCCTACAGTAATGCAATCATACGGTAACAAGAAGTCTAGTAACTTTCCAGATCCACTAGCTTCCCAACAAGAAAAGTCTTCTGAAGGTTACGGCACTAGTTACGCTAAGGCCATAGAGAGTCAGTGGGGTAGTCTTTCGAATCAGAACTCTTTGATTCGACAAAGAAACAAAACGTTTGAGCGTAATAGGGAGTACGCCAACGGTACGCAAGATACTACCATCTACAAGCAGATCCTCACTAACCTCGATCCAAACAATGCCGATGGCAGTTTGGTAAACCTAGACTACACACCAGTTCCAATACTCCCCAAGTTTGCAAAGATCGTCTCAAATAAGATTCTGTCAAGAGATCCATACCCGAATCTTGAGGCGATTGATCCACTCTCTTCTTCAGAGAAGCAACAGGAAAAGAACAAAATAAAGAATCAGGTTATGCTCCGCGAAGAGCTTCTCAAGCTCAAGGAGATGACCGGAGGCTTGGTGCTTGGAGAAGATCCAGAAAACCTTCCAGAGACTATGGAGGAGGCTGAGATCTTTTTGGAGACCAACGTAAAGACTGATGCGGAAATTGCTGCTCAGATAGGGACTAACCTCACACTCTCTTGGAGCAACTTTAACGACGGCATCTTTAGAAGAGTCGTTAATGACCTCGTCGCTTTGGGGATGGGCGTCGTCAAGAGAAGCAACGATCCAAGCTATGGGATTCGCGAAGAGTACGTGGATCCCATTAACTTTATCCATAGCTACACGGAAGATCCCGGCATGAACGACTTGCAGT